ATATTCAGGCATGTCCTTCCGTCTCGGTCGAATCTTCATGCCCTGCGCTCCCACTGCTGCGTCTGCGCGTTGCTGCATGTGGCGTTGCGGATGAACTGCGAGACGCTGACGCCTGCGCGCTTCGCCGCCGCCTGAATCGTGCGCTTCTCGCGGGCGGTCACGATGAACTGAATCACGATGCGGCGCGACGTTTTCGCCACGGTCAGATCCCGAGATTCGCTGACGTGTAGGTCATCGCGCCCTGCGGCGCTGAGGCCATGAGTAGACCGCTTGAGTTGATGGCCGTGTTTTGAAGCTGATTGACCCAGTTCTGATTCGGCTCTTGATTCGCCACGTTGCGCGCCATCACACCCTTCGACGCCGCTAGTGTTTGCGCGTAGGGATCAGATGGCGCTGCCTGTGCAACTGGCGTTACGCGAAAGGGCGGACGAGCACCGCGATCCGCGAACGATCCGCATCGACGGTTCCGCCATCGAGCACGGCGGCAATCGCGGCCGATTGGCTGTCCTTCGCGACGACGGCCTTCGGGCCGAATACGAGCCGTTCGCTCTTGCCGTCCTCGGCTTCCTTCTTCGTTGGCGTTTCCAGAATCGCGACTTCGAATAGCGGCATGTGTGCTCCTGACTGCTAGCCGCACTAGCGCGGCTCATGATGCGCTCATGATACGCCCGCTACGGCCCCACGTCAAACGGCCGCACATCCGGCCCGCTCGCCAGATGCCAGAACAGCAGCGACAGTAGCGCAATCCCGAGCGCCCGCTTCCATCCCCTCGGGAACAGATGCCAGAAGTGCTCGGACGCCGAGCGCGGCTTCTTGTGCGGCCCCCACGAGGCGAGAATGTCGGCAAGGATGAACGTGAGCGTCAGCGCGATCCAGAACCAGCCCCAACGGGACGGACGGCTCATGCTAGAATCAGCACGCTCTCTGCGGCGTGAATTGGCACGCGGCGCGGCCTAGGGTCACGAAACCTAGCGCGCAGATCGCCTGAGTCGTTCTCAGGTAGTCCGTTACAAAAATGACCATCGAAGTCGCGGTTAGTGGTCAGCCTTCCGGGATAGAACTGAGACTGCGAGTGACCGGACGGTGCGGACAAGCGCACGTCGGAACTGACCGACTCGCAGAGAGCACTTCACTTTCCCGTCCACAGCTTCCAGACGTTGCCCGTCCAGTTCGCGTTGAGATGACGCGGATCGTTGCCCGCGCCGACCGGCGCCCACCGCGCACCCCAGAACGTCACGAACGGCAGCGCATCGTGCGCCTTCACGTAATCGCTCATCGCGTGGACCGCCGACCGGCAGGTGACTTCCAGCGCCTCTTGCCGCGTGGAGACAGATGGCAGTGAGCACTGGACCGCCTTGAGGATGTCGCCCTCAGCCTGCACGACGGCCTGAATGAGCGCGGCATCGACGCCGAAGTGCTTCGCGGTCGCTGCGACATCAAGGTCGATCGTCATGCCGCCGCGTCGATCGCCACCGACACGCCGCGGAAGTAATCGTGCGCCTTCAGCACACGATGCGCCGCCGCTTCCGCCTGCGTGCGCGAGAACTGCGGACGATTCTTCCGAATCATCTCGACGGTGTGCTCGAACTGCGCCGACTCTCCAGGCGGGCAGCAGACCCCGAGGATGCAACAAACCTCTCCATTTGACATACCAACCTCACTTGTCTTTCTTCTGGACGATTTCCTTCAGGGACTGAAACTCGTAGCGGAGCAATTCGTATTGGCGCTTGGCGTCTGCAGCAGTCGCTTTCGCATCGGCGGCGGCATCTCCCAACGCTTTCATCTGCACTTCCTCGAGCTTGGCCGAGGCTTCTGTCGCCCGCTGCTGCGCGTCGAGTTTCGTGCTCAGGTTCCAGTAGCTCGCCGCAATCGTCACGGACGCGAGCACGACGGCGATGATGGCCTTCGACGAGAGCACGAGTTTGGTCGCGTCCACGGGCGTATCGGCCTTTATGGATACTTCGTTGAGCTTCGACCGAACCAGATTGTTCTGATCCTCGAAATGCCGAAAGTTCGAGTCCACGGTATCCCCGAGATCGCGCAACGTTTCGCGGAGCCGCTTGTGTGCAGCTTCGTGCTTCTCGTCGTTCTGCTGAATCATTTGCAGCAGACCGGCGCGCGTCGATTCGGAGGGCGAGTCGTCCATGTGCCCTTATCGAATCCGAATCCCTGGACCGACGCCGAAAAACGTCGAGACCACCCACAGCACGATCAGGCAGACCAGCCCGACATAGATGATCGTCGCGATGTTCGCTGGCACGCCGATCGCGGCGCACAACTGCGGCACCGCCCAGACAACGAGCGCGATGAGAATCAGCACGCCGAAGATTGCGATAAGGCTCATGGATGACTCCTAGCGCGCAGGGGCGCCCATCTTCGTGATGGCGCGCATCAGTTGCGACTTGACGCTCGTGGGCAGCGTCTTGTTTTTAGACACGAGCGAGAGGGCCTGACCTGTCGAGAGTCCACGCGCCGCGATTTCCTGCTGAAACGCTGCCGCAATTTCCTTGCCCTCGGCGCCGGTCGTCGGAAAGATGTCCTGTCCGACTCGGCTTTTCCACGCTTCCGGCAAATCGGCTACGTTAATTTCGCCGCTCGGCTTGGCTGACTGGGCGGCGATGCGCGCCTTCGCGGCGGCGATGTCGGCCATGTCCTCCGGCGAGCGCGTGAAATAGGGGCGGCGCGGCGGCGCGGCGGCCGCTGGCGCCCCCGTGTCTGCCGGCGCGGGCTGGTAAGGCTTCGCGGGCCGCTGACGGGGCGCTGGCGCGCTCGTCCGTGGCGTGTAGCCCGGCGGCAGCTCCGGCGCGGGCGGCGTCGTCATGCGGGCCGGTGGCGGCGTGGCGCGGGCATCCTCGAGCGCGGCGGCAATCGCTTGCGTCGTCGTCGGCGTTTGCGCGGGCACGAGCGTCCCGCCCGCGTTCGGTGACGGGGCGGCCGGCGGCGGCACCTCGGTGCGCGGGGTGTAGCCGGGCGGCAGTTCAGGCGCCGGTGGCAGTTCGACCGATTCGGTCTTTGGCGGCTGGCGCAGTTCCTCGAGCGCGTCAGAAATCCACTGCTCGGCGCTCTTGGCGCCGGATTCGCCCGCCTTGACGAGTCGGCCGCCGGCCGTCTTGACCGCTTCGGCGTCTGGGGCAACGCGATCGAGCACTTTCCCAAGAAATCGTGCGGCAGACTGTCCAACCCGAATAGGCGGCGCAAGGTAGGATGCAGCATCAAGCAGCGCCGACGAGCCGACCTTGTTGAGAACGGGCCCCACGGATGGCGCGATGTCACGAATCACACCAGGCACCGCCCGAGCCGCCGCGAGACCGAGCTTACCGGCTTCCATCGCCGGCTGCGCGAGTTCAGCCACGGTTTCGACGGCACCGCCGACACGTTCCGGCGTGTTCGCGTAGGCCGTGTCTTCTCGCGCCTTGCGCAGCACAGGATTTTCGAACGCCGGATTCAGAAACGACGACGCGTGCCCGGGTAGGAGTCCCGCATCGATCGCCTGCTGACCGACGTCGATTGCGGTGTGCGCAGCACCCTTCGCGGCGCCGACGATGCCGCTGCCGATAGCGGATGCCGCGTTGCGGATCTTGTCACCAAAGCTGTCGCCCTGAACCGTTTGACCCTTCGACGGTGCCGCCAATGTGGTCGGCACGTCGTCGTAGGCGCCTGGGTGCTTCGCTTTGACGGCTGATTCGAGATCGGTATCGCTCAGGTCATCGTAGACGCCTGGATACTTCGCCCGCACGAGCTGAGCCAGCGTGTCAGGCATCTACCGCTTTCGGATGCCGAGCGGGTCAGCGGCGCCGGCCGGCTTCCCGCCCATCCCCTGCAGCGCGTCGAGCCGTGTGCGCGACTCCGGAGTAATCGCGCTAACCGCCTGTGTGCCCATGCCCTGCTTGTATTGGCTGTCGAGCGCACCGAGCTTGCTTTCGAGCATCCCACCGATCGTCTTGAACGCGCCCTGCAATTCCTCGGGCGACTTCGACGCGTCAATCGTCGATTTCCAGTCCTCGATTTCCTTTTCGCTGCCCGCGCCGCTCTGCCGCCACGTCCGCATCAGTTCGTTCGCCACGCCCTCTTTCAGCGTGTTGAAGTTGTTCAGCGCGACGCCGCGCGTCGATCCTCCTGAAGTCAGGAACCTATTGCGCAGACCGTTGAACCAGTCGACGCCGGTATTATCGAGCTTATCGCCTGCGCCGGACAGGTCGTGCAGATGCCCCACGACGGTGTTAATCGCGTTGATCTGCTGCGCCGACTTGCCGCTCGTGAAATCCTGACGCGTCTTGTTGCGCGCGTTGAAATCGACCGTGTCGTAATTCGGATCGACCTGATTGGCGAGCGCGATCACGCCCTTCCAATAGGGGTCTTTCGTCGCCGTGCCGCTCGGAATCGCCTGCCGCCCGTCGAGCACCGCGCGCACCGTCGCCGCGATCGGCGGCGCCACTTTCGACAGCAGCGCGTCACCCGTCAGCGGCGCCCCGTTCGCGTCCGTGGGCAAACCCTGCGTGTTCCGTGGGCCCGCAGTGACACCTACGGCACCGGTCGGCTTCTGAAAGAAAATCCCAAACGGATTCGCCGCCAGATCTTCTTTCGCCACGTTCGCGCGTTCCGATTCGGCCTGTTTCCGTCGCGCCAGTTCGTCGACAACGGCCTGCTGCTGCAACTGCGGCTGCATCGCCCCCGGTGCCAGCGTCATGAGCCGCTGTTCGGGCGTCTCGAGCGGTGACGGCCGCACGGTGTAGAGCGGATTGCCGCGAGGGTCCGTGCTCACGCTCGTCATGGCCTGCGCGGGCGGTGTGGCCGACGCCGCGACTTGCGCCGCATAGCCCGCCTTCTGGCCGGCGATGGCGTCGGCTTCGTCCTTGTCCTGCAGCTCCTGCGCGACACGAACCCGCGCCCGCTGTTCGTCGGTCAGCCGGTCGAGCGCCAGATTGCCAAGGAGGTTGCCGCGCGCGTCGTCAGCGCCTGGCGCGCCGCCCCCCGACACGCTGTTCCCGATGCCGCCGAGGTTGACATTGAACCGCTGGCCGTTCGCCTCGGCGTCGTCGGCCTGCTGCCCGAGGGCCCCTTCAAAGGCCTGCCAGCCATACGTGGGCGTCGGCCCGCCCGGATAGAGCAGGAACCCGCGATCGTCGCGGCGCCCGCGCTGGTAGCGTTCGACGGCGGCGTTTACATCAAAGGCCATGATTACTGTCCGTAGCTGTAGCCGGGATAGGGGAGCCGCCCGAACGGGTTGTTCAGCGACGCGCTGTCGTCGACGTTGAAGTTCCCGCCGTAGCGATTCGTGCGGCCAGGCGCACCGCCTGCGGGCCGACCGGCCGGCAGATGTGCCATCATCCCGCCGCCGCCCGCTGCCGCCTGCCGCTGCGCTTCGACGCTCTGCGCATATTCCTGCTGCGCCTGATTCTGGACGGCCGCTTGCCGGTCCAGTTCCGCTTGCGCGTTGTCCTGCGTCGTGTGCGCAGCGGTGACGGCCCGGTCGTAGACGGGGAGCGTGTCGCCAAACTGCGTTTGCTTTTGCCCGAAGTTCTGCGCGTTGGTATCGCGGTTCGTGCCGTAGCCGGCGAGCGTGTCGCCGAACACGGTCTGATTCTGGCCGAAGTTCTGCGCGTTCGTGTCACGGTTGGTGCCGTAGGACTGGAGCGCGTTATTGAAATACTGCTGAAAGCCGCCGCGCGCCAAACGCGTCGCGTTGTCTTGGAGCGAGCGCAGCGTGCCGCCGCTGAGCAAGTTGCCGTGGAACGCCGCCGACCGTTGCGTGGCTTTGTCGGCCTGCCCGATCTGATCCTGATAGTCCTGCGAGTTGATATAACTCGCCATGTCCGGCGCGGTGAACTGCCCGGTCGGCGTGAGCGTCGGCGCTTGGCCCGTGAACTGCCCGGTCGGAATCGTGCCGGGAGGAGGGCCGAGCGGCGCGGGCGGCTGATACGGCGCGACGCCTGGAATCGTCGTGTGCGGCACGAACGGTGCGGCGAGTGGCTGGGAGCCGCCCGACATCGGCACCGTCGACGGCGGCGCCCCAGGATAGGGCAACTGCGCGACCGGAGCTGGCGCCGCCATCGGACCGCCGCCAGGTCGAGCGCCCATGCCCGGCCTCGGATCGCCTATCGGAGAGAGCGTGCCCATCGTGGAACTCGCCATGATTGCCTCGTATTCTACGCCTACTTGGAGTTGTTCTCGATGGCGACCTTCACCGCCTCGAACCACTTCACCCACACCTCGTGCATCCGTTCGTCTCCGTCGCCCTTGCCGGTCGTGGCTGGCGTGGCCCCCTGCCGCGTCGGCACCGTCACCGGCACCGGCGGCAGCGTTATCGGCTGTCTCGCCACGTAGGTATAGAGCCCGGTGCCGGTCGCGACGCCGACGACTTGGACATCCACCAGCCCGGTCGCGTGCGGCGGCGTGATGCAGGTAATCTTCGTGTCGCTCACGATGACCATTTCCGTAGCCAGCACGCCGTCGAACTTGACATTCGTTGCGGAGAGAAACCCGCGGCCTCGGACGGTGACGGGCGTGCCGCCGAGAATCGTGCCGGACGCTGGAATGACGAGGATGACGGCGGGCGAGAGAATCGTATACGTGCCGATCAACGCCATAGTGTTGTAGGCGTCGTAGGCCGTGTCGTTCTCGACGAAGATGAGATTGCCGGACCCGTCCGAGGTCAGCGTGGCAAGTATGTGCGTTCCGACCAGCGCCCCGAGTGTCGCGAGATCCATGCCGGTCGTTTCGAAGTCCCCACCGTTGAAGCTGAATCCGTTGGGGTCCGTAGCCGGCATCGCGCTCCCGACGAGCGTTGGATCGAACACAGCGCCGTAGTGGTATTCGACTTGAACAGCCACACCGCCAGCGAATGTATGGTAGTGGAGCGCGTAGGCTGACGACGGCGTGAATCCTGCCGGCAGTCCGGCAATGTCGACCGGCGTGACGCTGCCGTCGACGTAGATAAACGCTCCGGCTGTGTCGGCAAACGGAATCTGAATGGTGCCTGTCGCGCCAGGTGTGCCGCTGATTTGCGCCGCATCCGGGAACGCGGAGACAAAATCGACCGCCCCCGTCGCCGTGTTCATCTGACCGCAGCGCACCAGCCATGATCCGACGCCGATGTTCTGATAGACGACAGTGACGGTGTAATTCGAGACGACAAACCGCGTGCTCGTCGTCGTGTTGTCCTCAAGATTGAGAAAATATTGGAAGCCGAGCGCGAACAGATCGGCGCGAGTAGGGCTCGATACTCCCGTGAGCGCCGTGCCATTCCACAAGACGGACGTGGTGCCACTTGAGGCGCCAGCGCCCTGATTGAAATTCGCGCCAGTGTTCGTGCATCCGGGCTGAAGCGTGCTGCGGGGAGAGGCGCTCCCTCCGACATGCGTGACCGCCCAATCGAAACTGATATTGATGCTCGAAATCAGAATATTGGCAGGGATCGATCCGTCGTCGTGGAGCGTGCCGAGCACATTCAGCAACGTCGCGTTCGCACCGCCCATGCCCGCGTCTGAGACGACGCCGGTATCGCCATTCATCGATGGCGTCCAGGCAGCCGCCGCCGCCGTCCATGCGGGAGGCGACCCGAATCCAGTCGTCGCGCTGGTGAAATCGATAGTGGCGTCCGTGAAAATCTTCGTCGCCATCTACGACGCTCCGACTTGCGGATCGATGAACGCATCGACGAGCCGCAACGGCTGCGCGGTCGTGCATTGCACCTGATAGACGCGATTGCGGGCGAGACCGAGCTTCCGCCAGCGCACGAGCGTGTTATAGGCGCCCGTTCCGCCGGCAGAAGCCGTCACACCGGCATTGAACGTTTGACCTCCGTCATTCGACCATTTCAGCGTCAGTGTTGGATTCGATGGACCTGTGCCGACTTCCATGAACAAGCGGAACCAATGGTGGACGACCTGTTGCAGCTCTTCGACGAGATTCGGAGCGCGGCGGCGATACGTGAGTCCGGTCGTGCCGTCGATCTCGGTCGAATGCGCCTGCGAGTAGTAATAGACCTTGTTGTCGGTGCGCGAGGCCATGAGATACGGCGCGCTGATGCCGGTCGCTGTCTCATCTGGAATCTGCACGCCATTGCTAACCGCAAGCGCGTCAAATTCGCCCGTGCCGGTGTTGTAGGCGCCGACCTGTGTCCACAGTCCGGTGATCAGGTCATAGGCCCACGACTGATTCCCGGTCGGGAACGTGAGCACATAGAGCGTGTGGCCCTGCTCGCTATAGACCGAACCTTCGGCGTCAGTCGTCGTGCTATAACCGGCCCACACGTGTTCGATCGCGTGCGTCGAGATGCGCACGGGATTGTAGCCCTGCGCGTAGCGCACGGTGCCGTCGTCGGCGAGCCAGATCGGAGATCCCTGCATGAGTTGCAGCGACTTGACGGCGCGAATGCCGCGCGTGACAGTCACGTTGAGATTCGGCGCGAACGGCGGATCGTCATCGACGGGAAAATAGACGCTGGTGCTCTGCGACCCGAACAGCCAGACCTCGTTCTGCTTGACGATCATCGTCTTCCAGAAGTCGCCCACATCCTCCCGCTGGAATTCGTCGGCAGGATCCCATGTCGTGCCGTCTTCCAGCGACGAAAAATGGACAATCGATGTCGATTCGTCGAGGAGCAGAAAATAGCCGTTGATGAAGACGACGGTATTGCCGTTGACCGTCAGCACCTGCGTGAACGCTAACGTCTGCGTATTGAAGACGAACAGATCGCCGTTCCCGTTCGTCGCGAGTACTTGATTATTGGCAAATCCGCCTGGCGCGATGGTGGGATTGCCCCCAGAGCCGCCGACCGTGCCGAGCGTCGACCAGCTCGGACCCGTGGGCACGTTCGTCACCGAGACGAGCGCCGTGCCGAGGACGTAATACGCCACGCGATCCAGCGCGGCCCGTGCGCGAAACGTGCCGCTGCCGACGGAGGCGCCGATATACGACAGCCCTGGCGCCGGATCGAACACATACTGCGCGTCCCCGGCACCCGTGCCTGATTCAATCTTCGCGGGAATCCAGTTGACGGTCTGATCGGCCCCGGCGACGATGGACGGCGTCACCGCCCACGGCCCGATGAAACCCGTGTAGCGCGGCATCTAGACCGCCACCAGCGTCCCGTCCGACTCGACGCACAGCGACCGACGCCCGACACCCGCGAGCGCCGGAATCATCATTGTGCCGTCGTGCGCGATGCGGAGCCGCACGTTGCTGCCAAGGCTCGATGCTGCCGCGAGGATGAACGCGTCATCGTCGGCGTTGCGCACACCGAGGCTGTAGTCCTGTGCGCCAGGCACGCTGAATAGCATCGATGGATCGCCGCCAGTTGCACCGGACACGACGGCGCGGAATTGCGCAGGCCCGGCGCCAGTGTTTTCGAGCTCGCTCCGCATCGCGCCGGCAATGCCCCCGCTCGCGCGGAAGCCGTAGAAGTTGCCGGACGCCATCGTCGGCGCAGCCACTTTCACACCGGTATCGTTGCTGTTCGCCGTGGTCGGCTGGAACGTCGCGAACGAGGCCGAGGTCCGCGGTGCGACGACGTCGAGCGGCGCCGCAATCGTCGCCGTATCGTGATTGTCCAAATAGAGCAGGTTGACGTAGCTGGTGCCGGACGCGTTGAGTTGCTGCAACGCCGGCTGATTGTTTTCGACGAACCGCAACGTGATCGGGTGATCGTTCGCCCCGACATCGATCGCGGCATTGCCCTCGTGGAACTGCATCAGGCTCGCATCGCTCAGCCCAGCGATCACGAACGAGCTGACCTTGAGCGCCGCTCCCATGACCGACCCATCGTGCGCCATGAACACCGACCACGGCCGGAATGTCGTCAGCCCGTCTGTGCTGACGCCCTGGAGATGAAACTCCTGCCCGAAGCATTGCCCGTTCCAGAATTGGCTTTCGAAGGACAGCGCAAAGTTTGGCCGGCTCGTATCGAATCGTCCGACGCCGCCCGAGAGCGTCCCGACATTGGGGCCGAGATGCCACGTATCGTCGATGTAGGGACCGCTGGGCGCATTCGTCCAGCGCACGGGCTGATAGCTCTGTCCCAGCGTGCAGCCGCCGACGTCGCCTGGATCAGTGCCGACCGTGCCGTCGATCGTCGGATTGTGCTGGCCCCACAGGGCCGCCCCAGCGCCTGACTGCGCCGTGAGCGTCAGCGAGTCGAGCGTGGGCGTGGTCGACCACATTAGAACGCAAACGCAATAACGGCCACGATATCGCTCGCGGTGAACGCCAGCGCCGCCCCAGTCGAGATGGTCTGATACTGCAACGTGAGCGAGTTCGTCGTTGACGATTGCACGACCACTCGACTATCGGCGCGGTTCGCTGCAGTGCCGGTGATGTTCTCGGCGTAGGCGTTCCAGCCCGTTGTCGCCGCCGGCATCGCGAGCACGATCGTCGTCGCCACGCCGCCTGTGCCGACGTTGACGCGGAAGGTCGACGATCCATTCGATGCCGATATCGATGGGGAACTTCCGGCCGATGTGACAGTCGGAGGGGTCGCTGACATCGCCAGCACGCCGCCGAACTGCAGGGCTGACGCCGCATTCAAGATATTGAGGCGAATATCCCCGAATGCGCTATCGTCAGCTAGCCGCACGTCGAGACGGTTCGTGGCCGAAAACTTGAGCGCCGGAAAACTGCCGGTCGTGCCGCCGAACATCAGCATCGGCGTCGTGCCGGTCAAGACGAGCTTGCCAGCCGCGCCGCCGCGGCCCAACGCCGTATCGGCATTCGCAACGTCGAACTTGACTGAATCGAACGTGCCGAGCGGAGAGGTGACGGACGTGCTGAACGTCACCGCCTGGCCGAGCCACAGAAAGACGCTATTGGCCACTGTCTGACTCCAACGTTACGACCCCTGCCTGTTCAGGAACACGAGCACCGTGCCGCCGCCCGTAATCGCGGAACTGATGCGCACGCGCACCGAGCCGTAAGCGTTCGGGCTGATGTGATAGCACAGTTGAACACCGCCTGTGAACGACGACGCCGAGATCGACGTGATTTGGCTCCACGTCCCGGTGTAATACGGCCGTGAGGCTTCCTCAATCAACAGCGTGCCGCCGCTCGTCGTGCCGACACTCTCGAACGTGAAGACAAGCTCGTCGAAGCCTTCCATCGGATAGGGCTGACTCGTGCCGGACGTGACGCCCGTAAACGAGCCGTCCGCGTTGGCCGTGCCGAGCACGATATTTTGGGCTGGTGCGTTCGCAAGCATGCGCTATCCGCCTGTTCCCGTATCGATGTTGTAGCCGCCCCGCCCGCTGTGCGTCAGCGCCGGGTCAATCGGCAAGTCCACGAGCTTCACATTCGCGCGCTTGATGTTCGCCAGCGTCGTCCGCGCCATGTCGAGCACGTCCGACACGACACCCTGATCCGTGATGCCGTAGGGCGTCAGCAGCCGTCGAGACAACTGATAGCCGAGCATCTCTTCGTAACCCTCCGGCAAGTCAATCACCGCCGCGACCGAAGGAAACGACGCAATCGGCAGGTTGCGGTAGAGCACGAGGCCGTTGACCGTCGTATTGGGCACCGGCCAGAGGTTGATCGTCCCGAGCCCGCCGGTATACGTCGGGTTGTAGTAGGCGTCCGTAAACAGCCCGTTCGGGAGGCCCTTGATCTGAATCGCCTGCCACGCGTCGTCCGTCAGCATCGCGCGCGGGATTTCCACCTGCGTCGCATTCGTGCCTGGCAGCGTCAGTCCCCAGCCGGTAATCTCCGACACCGAGGCCGGGCGCGTCGTGTTGAAATCGCCGTTCGGACCGATGGTGTAGGGATTATTGGGACCGCCTTTGCCGACCGTCAGCGCGAAAGTTTCACGCGTGTTCGTCGGCGACGTGAGCGGCTGCAGCTTGAAACTGCTCATCATGAGGTTGAGAATGCCGAAGGCGTAGGTCTCGTCGGTCGTGCCAGCAATCGTATCCGCCAGCGCAAAGATACCGTTTGCAAGGAACGCCGAGGAGATAATCGCGCGGGCTGTCGTCGACATGCCCGCGCCCTATCCCATCCGAGGCAAGGCGCCACGCATCAGGAATCCCTCCCCTGCATGGGCTCAGTGACGTCGATCGCGTATTCGGGCTGACCGGAGGCCGAGAACGACAGGCCGCGAAAGAGAAACACGCGCCCGCAACTCGGACACTGCCCCGGCATCGCGCCGATCTGGCGCCCCTCGAGACGCACAATCAACACGACACTCCCACCCGCCGCGCAGCGACACTGCACGAGCGGGAGGAGCGTGGCATTGAGCACCGTCATCGGTTGCCCGAGGATCGGCACGTCGCACGAGAGGAGCGCGTCAGTCGGCGGCACGTTACGCCGGCAGCTCGGCCCAGAGCAGGCCGATCGTGAAGACGCCGGAGGTCAGCGTGGCCGACGCACAGACGTAGCCGACGTTGCCCGGTCCGATGATGAGCGAGCCGCCCACGTCGACGAACCCGGTCGTCAGCACGGACGTGGTGATCGCGCCGGTATTGACCGACACGAGCGGAAGAAAGATCGGCGCCGGAAGCACGATGACCGTGCCGCCCGAGTTCACCGCCGCCATCTGCGAGGTGCCACCGCCCGCGTAGGCGTTGACCGCCACGATGGCCGTGGGCGAGGTCGGCGCGGTCGGCTGCACCGCCGAGGCATACCCGATCGCGCCCGCCACGCCGGACGCCGTGGTCGGCGAGCCGACGCCGACTGCCAGAATGTGCGCGTCGAGCCCGGAGCCCGGCTTGTTCCAGATCATCGGCCCGAGCTGCGCAGCGGTCGAGAAAATGACCGGCGCGGTGATGATGGCGCTGGTGTAGAAGACTTTCTGAGACTTCACCAGCGTGGCGTATTTCGCCAGCACTTCCGACACGGTGAGTTCGCCGACGACACCGGCCGGGACACCGGCCTGCTGCGTCGGGAACGAGCGCGTCGGGAACGAAAACGAAGGCGCTGAAATGTTCGGCATGATCGAATCCTCTACAACCTCAACAGCCTCGCGGTGGTCAGTCGGCCGGTCCGCCAAGGAACGCGCGTGAGGCGCGCGACGTTTACCGAGTCACGAACACGACTACGCCGGCAGTTCGGCCCACACCAGCCCGACGAGCGGAAACACGCCCGTGCTCAGGGTCGCCGAGCCGCAGACATACCCGCAGTTGCCAGGACCGACGATGAACGCGCCGTTGACGTCCAGATAGGTCTGCGACAGCGCGCTGACCGACACGGCGCCCGTGTTGACCGCAATGAGCGGCATGAAAATCGGCGCAGGCAGCACGATGACGGTGCCCGCCGAATTGATCGCGGCCATCTGCGACGGCCCGCCGCCAGCATAGGCGTTGACGGCGACAATCGCGGTCGGCGTCGTCGGTGCGGTCGGCTGCACGGTCGACGCCCAGCCAATCGAGCCGGCCACGGTCGCCGCGGTGGTCGGCGACGAGACCGCGATCGCGAGGATGTGCGCGTCCACGCCCGATCCGGGCTTGTTCCACAGCATGGGGCCGAGTTGGCCCGCCGTCGAGAAGGCCACCGGAGCCGTGACGCTGGCCGAGGTGTAAAACACCTTCTGCGACTTGACGAGCGTGGCGTATTTGCCAAGAACTTCCGAGATCGTCAGTTCCCCGACTACGCCCGCCGGCACGCCGGCTTGCTGAGCGGAAAACGCTTTCGTCGGAAAGGTAAAGGACGGGGCGCTAATGTTCGGCATGGCGACTCACTCCACAAATGTCTCTCAGACGCCCCGCTGGTGGTCAGCCTGCCGGTCCACGGGGGCACACGCGAGAGAGCCGCGTGCGTCTTAGCGTGCGTGTGTCAGCTCGTCAGACTCGAATCGTTCGCCAGGATGTCCGGGCGCAACTGGAGCTGCGGATCGTCCACGAGGTTGAAGCCGAATTGCAGCAACTGATTCGAGATGCGGTTCTCGACCAGAATCTGCTGCAGGCGGATGTCGGTGTCGGTCAGGCCTGGATCGGTGCCGCCCTGGCCAGGCGTCACAAACGGCGTGAACGACCAGCCGGGGCCGAGCGCGTTGAACTGCGCCTGACTCTGCACGATCTGCGCGGGCTGCGACTGATTGTAGGCCCACGACGGAAAAGCGGGACCAGCCATGTAGCTCTCTCCTTTACCGCGCCTTCGGGCGGATCGGCGTCTCGGGAATCGTCGGCAGATGGTTCATGCCGGCAGCGGATTCAGCGGCGGCGACTTCGGCCTTCGCCTTGTCGCCCGAGCGCAGCATCTCGGCGTTGCGTTCGGCGGCGAGTTCCGCGAATTCGAACTGCTGCTTCGCGTAGCTCTCGAGCGCCTCGAGCGGCGTCGGTCGGAAGCCGCGCGATCGATGCGACTCCATCTCGCGGGCGCTCTCGACGAGCTGTGTCTCGACGATTTCCGGCACACCGAGGCCGCTGGCGGGAGGGCCGGCGCGGTGCAGCAGCATCGGATAGTCGCGCTTGACGTAGGGCCGTCCAGGAGCGCCCACTTCGCTGTGGACCGCTTCCCACTTGGCGCGTTCCTTCGCGTAGGGGCTGTCAGGTGCGTGCAAAACTGCCATATGCCCTCGTTACGAGAAGGTGACCGGCGTGATGCTGGCGTTGATGACGTTCCACGACCCGTTCTGCGCGACGAGCTGCATCGACACGCCGCTCGCCGCCGCAAACGTCGCGATCGTGAACGGGGCACCCGCTGCTCCCGTGAAATACAGCCCGGTCGTGCCCGTCGCGCCAGGCGTCGTCACCGTGCAGGAGAACGCCGACTGCAGCGTGAGCGTCAGTTCGAGGCCGTTGAGCGCCAGCGAAGGCGCCCCGAGCGTGTAGGCCGTCGCGTTCGTCGTCGGCGCCAGGAAGGCGTAGGTCGTCGCCTCGAGCGGCACGGCAATCGCGCCGGCCTGTCCGTAGGTGACGATGTCCGGCGCGCTGGCCGGACGCTGCGTCAGCATCCCCGGCTGCACGACCGGGAAGTCCTGAGGCGACGCGGACGTGACGACCGCCGATCCGACGTCGTGCGAGACCGCGTCGGTGCCGTCCGATCCGCGCATGCGCACCGTGACGGTGTTCGTTGCCGGACAGCCGACGAGAAACATGATCTCGTCATCGATCTGCAGCGGCTGGTAGACGAGCGGCGCGGCACCGACCGCCGGGAACGCCTGATTCGCGGTGCTCGCCACCCCGAACGTGATTTGGGACGCCGTAATCGGCGCAGTCAGTGTCGTGCGGACCAAGGCCATGTGCTTAGCTCCACGCCCGAAGGGCGAAATACGGGAGAATCGCGGCGACGCCGCCGATGCTGTCCAGTCGCCGCGGCAACTGGTCCGTCTGGATGTTGTACTGGTCGACGTAGCGCATGGAAATCTTGGCGTCCCGGTCGTTCTTGCGCGCCGCGACCGCGCCCGCCAGATTCGCCGGCAGATCCGCCATGACGAACGCGAACGCGGCCGGGTTGAAGAGCAGCGACTGCTTGCTCGACTGCGCCGAGAGCGTCGCGTTGACCGTGCCGCTCGATCCGACAACGGTAATCGTCGCGTTGTTGGCCGGCGAGACGGTGACGGTCTGGAGCGGGCCGCTCGTGATGATCGGCGGGCTGATGGTCAGCAGCGCGGCGCCAGAACCCGCCAGATCCGCCTGAATCGAGAACGCCTGCGGGTCACCCGTGTCGACGTAGGAGACGGGATTCACCGCGTTCACGCCCGACAGGTAGAACGTGTCGCCCGCCTTGAACGAGAACGTGCCCCAGCCCTTCGTGAGCAGCGTCGATCCGGTCTGCAGCGCCCCGTCGACGAGCGGCGTCGAGGTCGTGAACGTGCCGGTCGTGTGCGTCGGCATGTTCGGGTCTTTCAACCACTCGTCGACGCCGAGGGCGCCCTGGTTGAACTGGCCCGTCTTGAAGTATTCCGAAATCTGCGCCTGCGGATTGAACGCGCCGATGTTCGCGCCGAGCAGCTTGGAGTGCGTTTTCGGGTCAATGACCGCGCAGAATTCGTCCGGCACGGCGACGTTCGCGAGCTTGGCGAGCCCGTCGAGCCACACCTGATCCGACGACAGCGGCGTGCCCGGCGTGCCGATCTGGAAATACACCTGCTTGTAGACTTCGACGCCCGCGACGGTGTCCCACTTGTTGGCCATCGCACGGCCCGCCGGCATGGTGTAGCGCTTCTGCACCTCTTCGACGACGAGCGACTGATCCGCGCTCGACCACCCGTGCGCGACCTGGAACTGATGGTTGATCGTGATCGGCACGGTCTGGTTGAGGATGGCCTGCTGCTGGAGCTGCTGGCCTTCGAACACCTGCCAGCGCTGCTCGATGCGCACCTGCGTGGTGTAGCCGATCTGCGCCCCGTCCGGCTTGTTCTCCCACGTGTTGTCCCACGTCCGGTCGAACTGGCCGATCAACTTGATCGAATTCTTGAACCCGACGGCGCTATCCGTCGTGACCCATTGCGGAGTGATGAAAGTGTTCACCGGCAGCTCCTAGGCGCGTTTGCGCTTGCGATTGAAAAACCGTTCGTGATCCGCGATGGAGGCGTTGTCCTCGGGCGGCGTGTCGGCATCGCGGTCGCGTGCCGGGGCGGTGCGAAGCGGCGACGGCGGCTTGGCGATCTGCGGCGGCACGAGCGCCATCGGGGTCCGCGCAGGACGCTGATCCGCGACGAGGGCCGCCAGATACCGGCGAGTCGCCGCCACGGTCGCTTTGAACGCCGGATTGCTGCGCTCCACGAGCGTGTCGTTCGTCAGCGCGGCAAATTCCTCGGGATGCGTCGCGAGGTAGTAGTCCGCTTCCGGACCGACCGCCAGACACGCGTGCGCGACGACGAGCGACGTGCCGAGCGGCTTGCCGCCAGGCGCGACACGGTCATAGAAGTCGGGGTATTTCTTCGCGACGGCTGGCACGGCTTCGCTGTGGCTTTTCTGCAAGTCGAGGAAGGCTTTCTCGTCGGCGCTCGCGGCTTCCTGCTGCCGTTCGGATTCGCGCACCTGCGAGTAGTTCCAGCGGGCCCTGGCGTCGTAGTAGTCGTCCCAGTCGGCGCTTTCGTTGCCCTTCGTCTTGACGAATTCTTCGAACGTCTGGAACTTCGGGCCTGACGCGGCCGGCCGTGCGGGGGGCTCCTCGCGGCGTTCGGCGGCCGGTTCGGCGCGGGCGGTGAGGCGATCTTCGGCCTCTTTCAGCCGGCGCTCGAGCGCTTCGACGCGCGCATCGTCCTGCGCAGGCTTGGCCGGCTTCGCGCCGCGCTTGGCGAACTTGCCCGTTTCGTCACGGTCGGCGGAAGGCGGCGCGGGGGCGGCGGCAGGGCCCGCGACGGGCTCCGGCGTCTCGCGCTCGGCGGCGGCAGATGGCTTCTCGCCCTTGGTCGGAAATGCGGCGGCGTGGTCGGCTAAGGACAGCGATTCTTCGGCCGCGGGGGCGGCGTCGGCGGTCGGCTGGTCTGGCGCTGATGTCTGTTCCATAGGCTGACGCGGCTACGCATGTCAGCCCTCGTCTGGAACGGTCGGGCGGGTTTTAGGTCGTGAGGTGCTTACTATCGCGCAAACACGGTTCGGCTGTCAACTGTCGAGCCGAGACAAGCCGAACATGCGTCTTCGTTTCGATGCTCTGCACGGTCCCTTGGTTCACGTTGAGCGTGATTTGCCCGCACGCGATATGGATGTCGAGCGCACGGAGCAAGGCGGCCACGAGGACGCTAATATCAGGGTTCATCGCGTCCGCGCGTGGCCCTTCTTGACATCCGCCGCATGCTTGCGGTCCATCGCTTTCCCTTTCGGCGTTTCCTTGTTGCCTCGCATCGCGCCGATCGCGTTGAGCGTGCCGTAGATGGCGCGCGGGTTGTTGCCGTATTCGGCGCGGAGTTTCGTTTCGAGGAACTTCGGCACGTCTACTGCCCTCCTGCCGGCGCCTGCGGTTGCGCGGCTTGCGCGGCCTGTGCTTGCGCGGCCATCGCTGCGTCGTGTTGCTGACTGGCGTCCTGCGACTGCGCCTCCGCGTCCTGTGCCGCTTGCGCCTGTTGTGTCATCTGCGCGTGCTGCATCGCCGCCATGCCGACCTCGTGCGCGCGGTCGTGCGCCGCCTGATCCTGTAGACCAATGCGAGCCCGTTCTTCGAGGAACAGCGCGATTCTGTCGACCTTCGCGCCGAGTTCCGCAACGGCAATCTTGGTTTCTCTGTCTGCCTGCGCGTTGACGGCCTCGGACTGCAATTCCATGTTCTTGATCGCCGCCTGCCCCTGCTGCTTGATTTGCTCCACCGCGCCCGGCTTCGACAGTTCCTGCACCTGCTGCTGGAGCTGCTGATTCTGCTGCTGCAACTGTGTCATCTGCGCCTGCAACTCCGGCGGCACGTTCTGCCCGCTCGCCTTCGCCGAGAGCTGCTGCTGAATCTTCGGATCGAGCATGACTTTCGCGCGATCCGCCATCTCCTGATGCCCTGGGCCGTCCTGATTCTTGAAAAAAAGATCGCCAAACCACGTCATGAGCGACGGTTCGGCTTGCAGCAAATCGCCAAGAATCGCCGCTTCCTGTTCGCGTCGCGAATCGTAGCTCTTGCTGACTTTGACGAGCACGTTGAACTGCGCATCCTTCGTCAGCGTGTAGGTTTTCGCGTTCGCATCGTCCTCGCGCGCCGGCACCGGCTTCCCGCCCTGCCGCACCATTGGCTGATGCAGCAATACGCTCTCGGCATCGCCCTCTTTGTTCAGCAACCGCGCGACACGGCCCGGCCGACCGTAGATGGGATACAGCAGATTGTTGATAATCTGCCCTTCGTAGCGAATCGACCGCTGTAAATTGTCGAGGAAGTGATTCGAGGACCGCTGCGACTGCTCCTGCAGCGCCTTGATCGCGCGCCCGCTCTTGACGGACGGGTCGACCTTGCCGAGCGACGGATCGTGGATGCCGCTCGTCGCCTGAATCGCTTCGTCGAAGATTTGCACCGATGCGACGAGCGACTGCACTTGCGCGTCTCGATTCGGCGGCACCTGAGGCTCAGGCGCGGGATTTCCTTCGAGGTCGCGCTGCTTGTAATGCACGCGCCCGAGCGCCCGCGTCGCGATCGCGTCCCACTCTTTTTCGTAGCCCTCGTCCTGGCCTTCCGCCATCATGATCGGCGACAGCGCGGTCTGCCCGATGCGCTCCACCCACGTCGAGACCATGAAGTTATACATCTGGCCCGGCTCGCGCATCGGCCGCACCATACCCTCGACGCGGCGCTTATCGTCGAACGGCTGCAACTCCTCGCCCAGCACCTTCACGATCGGCATGTCGGGACCGTTCCAATCGGTCTCCTCGAGCACGTCGTCGTCAGAGCCGTCGATCTTCGCCCACTTGATTTGCTTCTGCGTGACGGTGCGCCGCCCGTCTTCCGCTTCGACCCAGCCCTCCGGCGCCTCCGGAACCTCGTCAGCCCATTCCGTCGTTTCCTGCTCGCCGTCTTCGCTCTGATAGGTGACAAGCTCGCGCGTCGTGCGGTGCGTATACCAATACTCGACGACGCGCACCATGCGCAGATCGCCTTCGCTCGTATACCAGCCCGGCTTCTCTTCCCCGAGTTGCCGCCATTCGTCGTTCGAATACGTGCGCAGGACCGCGTTCTTGCGTTTGCCGCGCTTCGGATATTCCGCCTTATAGACGTCCCACGGGAGGTCTGTGCCGACGAACACCCACTCGGCGTCCGAGCCGTCAGGCTGCTCGTGCGCCGGATCGCGCACAACGGCCGACTGATTGAAAAACCGGCGAATGTAGACTTCTTGGTCGTTCGTCTTGCCCGGCACGTAGCGCGTCATCACACCGTAGTTGCCTTCGCCGGCAATCACCGCCCGTGCAAACGCCCACGTCCGCGCGTCACCCGCTTCCGACGCGCGCTGGATGCGCCGGATGAGCCCTTCGCGGAGTTCGATCTCCGTCTCGTCGATTGGCCCAACAATCTCCCCAAAGTCATCGGCGGGCACGATCTCGATGCCCATGTCCGACTCGCGCTCTTGATTGAGCACTTGCCGCACAGGTTCGCGCGTTTTGTTGATGGTGATCGTCGGACGCGCCGGCACGGGCGGCAGGCCGTTTCCGTTGGCGTTCGCGGCCATGCCGGAGCGTGACGCTTTAATGGGACCAGGCCACTGCTCGCCCGCGTAGAATTCAAGGTCGTCTTTCTCGCGCTGACGCTGATCTTTCGTCGCCTCGGTGCCCTGCTTGTAGCGGTCACGGGCGAGCTTGAAAAACGCTTTGCGGTCAGCGGTGGGCGGCATGCGCAGCTACCGATACGAGAGCGACTCTACTTCGATGACATCCGGCGCGTCGACCCACTGCGCCCGCGGTAACGGCGTCAGCACACGCTCAGCGTTCATCCGGAACTGCTGCGGCTCCGGCATCGCCCGACGCGTCTTCGGATCGACGCGTGGCACCCATCCGTTCGGTGTCTTGACGATGACCGGCGCACGCGCACCTGGCCGCATCGCGTGGCGGCCACGGATCTGCTCCATGAGCGGCGGCGTGTAGCGAACCTGCATTACGCCTGCGGCGTCAGACTGGCGGCTATCGCCTTAGCGTCCGCGTCGAGCGCGTCGAGATCCGCCTGCGACACGAGCGGCGGCGTGCTGCCCTTGGCGAGGAGTGCGTCGACACCGGCCTTGATGGCGGCCAAATCGGCCTGAAGTTCTGCGAGCGTCGCCATGATGTGCGTGACCTCGTGCTGAAGATGCCGGGCCGTGCGAGCCTGCGCGGGCGTCCGGCGGGGTTGCGGCATAAACGCTCGGCAGTATACACCCTACCCGGCGTATCCCATCTCGCCCCGCGGCGGGGGCGCGCTCTGACGCGGCGGGGGCGGCGGTTTCCGTGTCGGCAGACTCCCGAAATTAGCCTCCAGATACTCGACGACGTTCATCGGGTGCTCGTGCCAGCCGTCTTTTTTCGGCTTCCGCATCTGCTTGCTCCCGACGCTGACCATGTGCTCGTCCCACACGTAGCCCGATTCGAACGCCGAGGCGACCATCCTATGCACGGCGGACCCGTGCGCGCTCAGGCGAATCCAGTGCTCGGTGTCATTCGACACGCGCAGCATCTCCTCGCCGTCGAGCCCGCGGCTCCGCATCTGCTTGCCGATCGACTCGATGAGCGCGACACGCGCGGCCGGCGAGTTGCTATCCTCCCGATACCGCGCCTGAATGCCGTGCGCGCGCAGTAGTTTCCCCATGTCGACGCCGATCGGATTCGACACGCCGGCCGGGTCGCAGCACCAGACCGTTTCGACCGGCGCCGGGAACCACTGCTCGAGAATGCGCAGTCCAGCGACGAGGAAGGCGTCGAACATGAGATTCTGCCCGAGGATGCCGCCGAGGTAGCGAATCTGCCCGACCGGCGATACCTGACGGGCGACGAGGCAGGGATGGTGCTTGCCGAAGTCGAGCCCCACCTCGAGGCGCAGGCGCGGTTCGTAGCGGCACTCGCCTTCGTGACGCTTCCGCACGAACAGGCCTGGCCGCGAGCCATCGGACGGCGTGCCGTAGACCGGATCGCCTTCAATCCGCGCGCCGCGCTCCCCGAGAATCAGCGTCGTGTGAATCGGCGTCCCTGGCGGATGCGCGTCTTCCATTTCCGCGATGTAGTTCGCCGGCAGGTTGTGCGCGTTGTCGTGCGTCGACAGCGCATAGTAGGCGCGGCCCGTCTTCAGCGCGCGGTCAGCGGGAAATTCCTTCGCGATCCAGTGATCCTCGTCGACCGTCTGCGGGCTGAGCAGCATCTTGTGCGGCACGCCGTCTTGCGAGAGGCGCAGGAACAGCTCGACGAACACGCCGTGCGGCAACTCTTCGGACTGGTCGTTGTAGACGAAGCCGAGCGTCAGCCCGCGGAACTTGCGATAGGGGTTTGTCGCGTCCTGCGTCTTCAGGCCGGTGATGTAGACGCGGCTCTTGTTCGGCAGCTCGTCGTAGCCCTCTTCGGCGTTCCACGTCAGCGCAACGCCGGCGCGGAGGCAGATGGCCCGCCAGATCGGTTTCAACAGCTTGTGCGTGTCGTCGTCGCTGAACCGACAGATGAGGCCGTGGATGCCGGGGAATTGCTGGCAGAGCGCGAGCACGATTTCGAGACAGAGCGTCGTCTTGCCGGAGCGCACCGCGCCTTCGATGTCGAAGAGGCGATACTCATCGCTGAAGACGTGCTTGTAGACCGTCGCGTGTGTGCCGTAGAACGCCGTGCGGGATTCAGCCACGGCGGTAGTCGTCGATGAACCGCTGCGCCGCGAGGCCGACGAGATAGCCAAGCGCGAAGCCGAAGAGCACGAGCGTCATTGCATGCGCTCCACGCGCGTGGTGTCTGGCAACGCGCTGCAATTTCGATGCGGGCCTCTCTCGCGCGGCACTGGATACAAGCTGCCGTCAGCCGTTACCTCGAACCAGACGAGCAGATCAGCGATGACGTCGCCAGTTAGCGGGTTCACGGGGTGACAATCAGTGAACTGATACGCATGGCCAGGCCGCAGCGTCATACCGCCCCGCCTCCTGGCACGTCCGCGCCGATGTCGGGCGACCGACGCGCGATTTTGCAATCGACCCACCGATGCCCATATTGGCCGCACATCGCGCACGGACAGCCGGGACCGCGATGGTCAGCATTGGGCCAACCGCAGTGCGAGCACTTCGCGCCAGATAGCCCCTCCGCCGCATGAGCGCCCCGCTGTGACGTGCCAGCCTCGTGAGCCATTACGCACGCTCCAGCACAATCACGACACTCTCCCATTTGGTCCGGCTGACTTCAGGAAGTGCCCGAAATACGGCCTTCCGCGCGGCCTCGCTCGCGTCAGAATCGTCCAGACGGCCGCGGACCACCATCGGCTCGCCCTTGTCGCTTTCGAACGTCACAATGCTGCGAAATGCCATACTCAGCCCTCCCGCTTCGGCGGCGGCCCCTCGTGGAGCTCGACGACGTGCTTGTGCTCGATCTCCCCGCCATCCTTGCCGGTCATCTCGGTCCGCGCCAGTTTCGGAATGTGATACTCGAGCAAGTCCATAACGCAGCGAAAGGCCACGTCCGGACCTTTGGTCGCCGCAATCTCGTCCAGCCAGCCCTGGAGCCGTGGCGTGTTCTCGTCGACGAACAGGGCTATTGCCTCGCGCGCCGTCGACGTGGCGCGGTTTGGGGAGCCTTTAGGACGGCCTTTGCCAGCGTTGGGTGGTGTCATAAGTGACACTATTTGTCAGTATTGTAGTGTCGTGCCAAGTCTACACCTGTCGAGGTGTTGCTGGCGGTAAGCGTTTGGGGCGCGGCGTGATGTCGCGCGGGTATTTGATGCCGAAACAGACGCGGCCAATCTCGCGGAGTGGCGCTTCGGCGTCGGAGGTGCTGGTGCCGATGTCCTCGGCGTTGGAGGGCATCGGCGTGTTGTCGTCGAAGAGCCATTCGGCTTTCATGGGGCGTCCTGTTCGGCATTGGCCGCGAGGCTGTCATCGTAGTCCGTATCGTGCGAGGCGATCCACTCGTCGAGACGACCGGCGCCGGCCATGCGGAGGAAATGCGCGAATGCCTCGTCGGCCGCGAGGCGGGCGTGTGATGTCGTCGCCGCGCATTGCTCAGCGTGGAGCCGTTGCGCAATGCGGACGAAAACGGACGGCGAAGTGAATCCATGCATGGCGGCCTCGATCCAGCGTTGGGTGTGGCGGCGGGCGTTGCGAGCTCCGGACTGGTAGCCGCGGAGGTAGTCGGGGGAGAACTTCGACAACTGGCGGTGTTTGCCGCCTTTGCGCCCGGCAGCGATAGCGCGAGGGTCGCCCGGGACGAAGGATTGGGCATTAACGTGTTGGGGCATTTAGCCGACCTCGGCTTTGAGGGCGTCGGAGCGTAGGCGAAGGGCGTGCTTGTATCGGTCGAGCTGGCACTCGTGCTTGTGGAGGATGCCGCATTCCTCATACCAGTCGACAGGCTCGTGACCGGTCGTGTTGCCGACCCCGTTACTGTGTGCGCTGCTACTGACGGGTTCGTCGTCCCACCGGCCCTGATTGAGCCAGGTGGCCGGATTGGGAATAAATTGGCCGTGGTCTTTCTGCCATTGATCGGACTGGCAGTAGAGCGCGAGCGTGGCGGCAATGCGCTCGCAGAGGCCGTTGGCGGGTTTGATTTTCTTCCACGTTTTGAGGGCGGCGCCTTTGCCGGTCTTTTTCGGGTAGAGACGCCAGAAGGCATCGAAGGACACGTCGAGCGCCGAAGGCGCGGGGTCCGGTTTCGACAATCGGCCCATTGGTACAAGTTCAGAGATCTCTGCTTCTGCTTCTGCTTCTGCTTCTGCTTCTGTATGGGCGCACTGCGGCTCACCACGGCTCACAGCGGCACACGACGGCACACTCGCATCTTGACTTGTATTGATTATGGAGCGTTTCTTTGCGCGATGCTCAGCCATTTTCTGGCGATTGTAGGCCCGGCGATCGTCCTCATGCCGAATGCCTCGGTAGGTGCGGTGATTCACGACGCGATAGGCGAAGGCACCCTCTCTCACCAGCCGCCGGCCTTCTTCTTCTTGGCTCCGACTGTTCGGGTCTGGTGCGCAGAGATACTCGAGCGCGGCCGCGATATCCCCTTCGTCGGCCCCAAGCACAGACGCGAGCGCCTTCGGGTTGAGTTCGATTTGCCCGTTGATGGTATTTGCGATGATGTAGCCCCACACGCTGAACACATGCAACCCCGCCCCATACATCGACCCCGTGTAGGTTGAGGCGAAGTGCTTACCGAACATGCGCCGGCTCCTGTTCATAGACGTGCCCACACTTGCGGCACTGGATAAGGGGAGGAATCGCGTGCCCGGGATGGTCGAAAATCAAGGCCTCGTCGACCTGGGCGATCGCGAGACCGACAACCGGAAGGTGCGCATCGCGCCCGCACGTCATGCACGTAAACTCGACGGTGCGGGCATTGTGGGGAATATTGCCACGGTCAAGAATCTTCCAAGTCTTCACGCGCACGGCTCAGGTTATCACGTATTGAGCCGCACGCCAATCGCCAGGAGCGCGTCCGCTTCCGACCGCACCGTGACGACAGGAGAGCCCTTCCACTCTCGAGCGAATGTCTCCTGACGCTCGCGGACGCTGGCATTCGTCGCCTTCTCGCGCGCCTTGATTTCCATCAGCACCGACCGGCCCTGATAGCCGCACAGCACGTCCGGCACGCCCGCGCCGACGGCATGGAGATCGACCACCGACACGCCGCACGCCTTCAACGCCTTGATGATGGCGCTCGCATTCGCATCCTGCCGGCCCCGAC